TTAGAAGTTAATATAATTTGTTAGTTTTTGTGTTGTTTCTTCTTTTTTGCTGTTAGTAATGTGTGTATATGTGTCCATAGTAGTTTTTATATTTGCGTGGCCCATTCTTTCTTGGACTTCTTTGTGATCTGCGCCTGCCTCATATAACATTGATGCATGTGTATGTCTAAAACCATGCAGACCGATATAAGGTAAGCCGGCACGCTCACGATATACATTGTATCTTTCTGCTACTGACTGATTAATTGTGAAATTATTTTCGTCATTGGTAAACAAATAATTAGCTTTAGTAAATCCTAATTGAAATAAGTACTTTCTTTGTTCGAGCTTCCAAAATTTTAGTTGCTTTATAGTTTTTTCATCTAAATAAATTATTCGATTTGATTTTTTGGTTTTAGGAGTTTCAGATATATAATATTTATCTGAACGAGCTACAGTTTTTTTAATGGCCATTTCATTTGTTTTAAAATTAATATTGTCCCAAGTGAGTGCTAATATTTCGCCGATTCTACATCCGCTGAATGCTAATAGTCTAAAGAGCGTATAGTCTCTGTTTTTAAAATATGGATTCCGTTCTTGAGATACTTCATTTAGAAATAATTCCAACTGTTCTTTTGTATATAATTTTAATTTCTTTTCTGTTTTAATTTGTGGCTTTGGAATAAGTAAATTTAATGTTGGATTATCAGATGTTAAACCAATATTTATAGCATACTTAAAAACTTTGTTCATATAGTTTATGAAAAGAGGGTACTGCTTTGAAGTTCCTTTTTCACTCCAATCATTTACTACCTTTTGACAATATGCCGTATTAATTTTAGAAAGCTTAATATTTCCAAATTTGGGATATATATGTTTGTTAAAGATTATTTTAGTCCTTGAATATGAACTTTCTTTTACAGTTTTTTTATAGCTTTCTAGCCATAATTCTGCTGCTTCTTTGAAAGTAGTATTTGTACTTGTGGGCATTCCTGTTTTTTGTAATTCTAGTTCTAACCTAGAAAGTGCTGTTTTTGCTTCTTTTTGTGTTCTAAATCCTCTTTTAGTAGTATATTTTTTCTTTCCTGTTAGCGGATCAATACCGAGATAAGTTTTAAAGTACCATGCTTTTTCGCCATTTTTCTTTTTATATTGTTTTATCATTGCCATCAATATTACCCCTATTCAAATTCTAATTCTGCCATGCTATCATTGAAAAATTCGATCAGTCCTTGTTCCTCTATAAATTCAAGCCATATTTCCTTCCCGTTAATTAATGGAACTCCTTTTTCTTTACGAATTGTTTGATACAAGTTAGTCACGACTTGTTTCCACATTTCTAATACAGCTTTATCTATTTTCTTATCATCCCAGCGTTTTTTTGGGGGTCTATTTTTATTTTTTTCAATTTGATAATTAGTAGCTTTGATGATAAATGTTTCGTATCCGATTGTGTTTTTTTCTAACCATTCTTTGAATTCTGTATATATCATTTTTGTTCACCTTTCTATTTTTGAACGTATGTTCTTTTTTTGCTTAAAAAATTTTAGAGAGCTGCATAACAATAGATGCGAGCTTTTAATAATTCTTTCACAAGTGGTTCGAAGCGAATGCTTAAATTATTATCTTCTATAAATTTCATGTAATTGATATTGTGTGGTTCTAATTCAGACTTTGCAATATAGCTATCTAATAAATTTTCAATCATAAAGCGATCAGCTTCATATTCCATTTTTGAATGTAGAGAGAACGCTAAGTTATATAAAAAATAATTATCATGATGTTTCGAAGCGTGTCCTAATTCATGTAATAAGGTTCTTTGTCTTCTATACTTAGATAAATTAGCTTTTATTACTATGGTATTCATACAAGCAACATAATGGCCATCGGCATCAAGGTTTTCACGCTCTTCTACCTTAACGCCGAGTTCATTAATTATCATTTCAATTTGATTGTCCAACTGACTCACCTACTTATTTAGTTATCTTTTTTCTCTAAATATGCTTCAATCATAGCTGATAGTATTTCCCTATCATTATCGGTGAGCGGTTTTCCGTCGCTACTCATAACAGATGCTAAAGCTTCTTCCACGGTTAGTTTTCTTTCCTCTGATGCAACACTTATGTTGGGATCATCTGTGCGACCTAGTAAGTAATCTGTTGAAACATGGAAATAGTCAGCAACTGCATTTAGTTTATCAATGGATGGCTTACTCTTTTTCCACGCATAAAGTGAATTTTTACTAAAATTAAGTTTTTCTTCCAATTCGACAATAGATATTTTGCGTTTATCTGCTAACATTTTTACTCTCTCAAATGTTGTCATAACAATGATTCTCCGATCATGCCTAAAACACATCTAAAAAACTTTGTAGATAACTGTTGACATCTACAAAACTTTATAATAATATATGTTCGTAAGCTAATTTAATAAGCTAACAAGCAATAAGAAAGACACCTAATAAAATAAACAAATTCGAGGTCGGGAAACTTAGAATTTTAATTTATAGGGTAATTCTGCGCTTATTTAACTCTGCACTTATTCTACAAAACTTTGTAGAAAGTGTCAACAAAATTAGCTAATTTTATTAGCTTACATATTTAAAGAAAAGGAGGAAACATCATGAAACAAAATAAAAAAACTCCTTCCGCAAAAGGAGCTTTAATAACTTTAAATTTTAAAGACCAAAAGTTTAGTGCTGTTGTTGATGAAATTCATCCACAAGAGCATCAAAAAATTCTTTTGCAACTGGCGAGAAAAAGACTCAGAAACATTCCGAGAAAATTCTTCGAATAATTCAATTTTTGTTGGAAAAGATTCGTCATTTTGGAAATCTATTTTGAATTCTTTATTAACAGTCTTGAATACGGTTTGTTTGAATAAGGCGTCGACATCCATATTAAATTCTTCCATACTATTTTCACCTCGCTTTCTATTCAAAATTATATCAAAGAAAGGAATGAGCAAAAATGAACACACCGCAAATTTTTAACTTTGAACAACATGAAGTACGAACAATGACAATCGATGATGAACCATTTTTTGTAGGAAAAGACATAGCAGACATTCTAGGATATTCGAATCCGCAAAAAGCTATTCGAGATCATGTGGACTTGGAGGATAAGACGCAGAACGATTCGTTCACCGTCAATGGAACAGCAGTTGTTTTGATTAACGAATCGGGTCTTTATAGCTTAATACTCAAATCCAAGTTAACTAATGCTAAAAAATTCAAACGTTGGGTAACAAGTGAAGTGTTGCCAGCAATTAGAAAACATGGAGGTTATCTAACTCCAGAAAAAGTAGAAGAAGCTTTGCTTAATCCAGATACAATCATTCAATTAGCAACTAAATTGAAAGAAGAACGTACTGGAAGACTAATCGCAGAACAAAAGATTGCAGAATACGAACCCAAAATCTCATATTTAGATAGCATATTATCTTCTACAGATTCAGTAACAATTAGTCAGATTGCAGCAGATTATGGGATGTCTCCACAACAGATGAATAAACTACTTCATAAACTAGGTATTCAGAAAAAAGTCGGTAACCAATGGTTATTGTGCAAAAAACACATGAGACAGGGTTACACAAAATCTCATACAACTGAGATTCCGAAATCTGATGGTGGAACAAAAGTTGTGATGAATACTAAATGGACTCAAAAAGGACGTTTGTTCATTTATGAGTCGCTAAAAAAAGAAGGATATATTCCAGAAATTGATCTATTAGAGGAGAGATAGTTATGTCGCAGGACTTCATTTTAAAAGTACGTGTGGCGTTAGCTACGCACGACAAGAGTCAAGCTTGGTTAGCTGAAAAGCTTGGTATTTCAACAGCATACATGTCGGATATTATGAATGGACGTAGAAAGCCAGATAAACAAATCAAGCCAATTGAGGCAGTGCTAGCAGAATTAGAAAAGGAGAAAAAATTATGCAAATAACAATTCCAGATAATTTAGTAGTTTCAGAATTAACTACACAGATTACGAATGCTGTGCTTAATTCGTTGGACGAACGATTGCGCCTTATGAACAAATCAGTGGAGCTTCCTCCATATCCAAACAAATCAGAGGTAAAAAAAGTTTTAGGCATTGGTGATGACAAATTAACACATTGGATAAACCTAGGTTTAAAAACACAGCAGTGGAGCAAGTTAGACATCAGAATTGAACGATCGGAGCTCCAAAGATTTTTGAAAGAAAACTTTGAGTTCTAAAGGCAAAGGAGAATGATTTTATGTCCTACACATTGCAACAAGAACATCAAATTCTCCGTTTGATTAAACAACGCAGGAAACAATTACAAGATGATCGTAAAGCGCTTAGAAAAGCCGATGAGCTATCAGATAGACAAGCTGAACTAATCGCTTCTGAACTTGAGGATTTGAGAATGCTAGAAATAAAAAATAGGGAGATTAGATTATGAAGAAGACAGACACACTTTTTATAGGATTCATCCTAGGGCTATTAGTGATAGTAGCACACCAAAGTATTATCGGGGGAAGTTTGTTCGCAGCATTTATGGTTTTAATCAATCTGCTTGATTCAAAAGAAAGGAGCAACTATGGCACGAGAAGAAGCGCTAAAAATCGGTAAAGTGATTGCTGATAATTGGTGGACCAATAACCGTCCTATTATTTTAAGCAAGCAGCATATCGAAAAGCAAAAAGCATGGCAACAAATAAAAAAGTGACTCCGCCGGCAAGCATAGAGTCACAAAGAAAATACATCTAAGGAGATGTTACCACATGGAAAATGAACTTTCCACTCTAGATCAATATTTGACTGATCCTAGTTGGGGCAAATCGAATGTCGAGGAAACAAATAATCGAAAAATCAGACGTAATCTTTTGACAGATGAAGAACTAGCATGTGATCAAGATGATTTGGGCAATTTTGTTAGCATTTGGGATCATGTTTACCTTATACATCTATCAAAACATTCAAATAAACCTGAATACATCTATGTCATCGAAGATGGCTTGATTGATGCGCTCGAAGAGTACGAAAGGGATAACTTGATTGATATCTCTTATTACGGACAAGGCAAAAAATACATCGCTGAAATGGAGGCAGAATTTGATGAGTGAAAAGGAACAACCTTTGAAAAATAGAAGTGATAATACGCTTTTTAATAGCTTATACAAAATAAATGTGAAAGGTGTTACTGAAGAACGAAATAACCTCACTTATCTTTCGTGGGCATGGGCTTGGGCAGAAGTTAGCAAAGTGTGTGAGGCAGTAGATTATGAAATCTATCGTGATCCAGAAACGCATCGTCCATACCTCTTTGATGAAAAAACAGGCTATATGGTTTTTACCAGTATCACAGTCAACGGAGTAAAGCGTGACATGTGGTTACCAGTCATGGATGGTGCAAACAAGGCAATGAAAGATGAGCCATATACCTACGAAGTCAATGATTATCAGTGGAATAACGAAACGAAGAAAAAAGAGGTTGTTGGAAAAATCGAAAAGCGAGTTGAAGCAGCAACTATGTTTGATATCAACAAAACAATCATGCGCTGTCTTGTAAAAAATCTAGCAATGTTTGGGCTAGGGCTATATATATTTGCTGGCGAAGATATGCCAGAAGATGTCTCGATGCTTGAACCAGCTACTCAAAGAAGCAAAAAGCTATTCTTGGATGCTTTACAACTGGTTGCTAACAAGTACGAAAAATCAATTGATGAAGCAATTGTTGCATTGACTGATGCAGCTTCCATAACCGCTGATGACAGTAAATGGACCAAGAGAGACTTGGGCATTCTAAAACGAGGCGTTAATTGGCTTGAAGATCAGTACAGAGAAGAAACAAAAGAGAAGTGATATGAATGTTTAAACCGTTAATAGACTCATACTCGGCGGTACTAAGAAGATTCAAAGGCAACCAGATAGTGGCAAGAATCAATGAAGAAGTGAATATCGAGCGATTGAAGACGATGTATGACGGCTACGATGGCGATCGAGTCATTGAAATTCGCTTTATTGATCCACGTCGGTTCACAGTACAGCAAAGAAACTTCATCTATGCGCTCATAGGCGATATTTTCATCGATACAGGCATGCCAACGGACTTCTGGAAGGAATTCTTCTACTTCCGTTTTGAAGGTGTCACAGGGCGCGAAATAAGCCTCAAAGATGAATCGAATACAACTGTGAGTGATGCTAACGTCTTAGCAAATATCATCTTAGATTTCATCTTTGAACATCATATTCCTTTCAAAGAGGGCTATGAGATTTTACCAGCGAACCAAGAATATTACTTCTACAAATGCATCACAAAAAGAGTCTGCTGCATCTGTGGCAAAACAGGAGCTGACATCGATCACTTTGACAAAGCGCTAGGAAGACGAAAGCGCAAGGAAGTTGATCATTCAGAGTACACATTTGCAGCACTCTGCAGAATCCATCACACAGAGAAACACAAAATAGGTGTGATCAATTTCAAAAATAAATATCAAATCAAAGGAATCAAGTTAAACCAGGAAACAATTAAAAAGTTAAGGATAGGAGGATAAATTTGGCTGAGATAAGTTGGATCAAACTTAAAACTACTATGTTTGACGATGAAAAAATACGATTAATCCAAGCTGTTCCTGAGTCGGATGCCATCATCGTTATATGGATTCGATTACTAGTTTTAGCAGGAAAGACTAACGACGATGGTCTGATATATATCCAGAGGAACATGCCTTATACCGAAGAAATGCTTGCTACATTGTTCGGCAAAAACGTAAATACGGTTCGCCTAGCGCTAACTACATTGGCAAATTTCAACATGATTGATCTAGGCAGTGATGGACTGATTGCCATCAGTAATTGGGAAAAACATCAAAATATCGAAGGGATGGATAAAGTAAGGCTAAAAAACGCTGAAAGAAACCGTAAATACAGAGAAAGAAAGAGACAGGAACGTCTCAAATTGGAAAATGACGTTAGCGTGACGTCACGTGACGGTACAGATAAAGATATAGAAGAAGATATAGATATAGATAAAGAAGAAAAGAAAGGTAAGTATTCTGACGAACACTTACGCCTTGCTAAAAAATTGCAAAGTAATTTAACTGAAGATTTTCCAAAAGAAATGAACAAAGTAGATATCGAAAAATGGGCAGACACAATCAGGTTGATGGAAGAAAGAGATAAAGCATCTATAGAAGCGATTGAGTATGTGATCAATTGGCTACCGACAAATGAATTTTGGTTTGGAAATATTAGAAGTGCTAAGAAATTGAGAGAAAAATTTGAGAAGCTCAAATTCGAAATCAAAGCAGACAAGAAGAGTCATAAAAAGCAAAGTCAAAAACTACAGTACAGCAATCCTAGTGAATATGACGACTTGCCAATTTAAAAAGGAGATGCATCACATGGAAAGCTTAGCAAATGCTATGGAGAAGCTAATAAGAAGAGTATTAGTGCAAAGCGGAAAATGTCCAGAATGTAGCGAACCTTTGTATAGTTGGCGAGCTAAAAATAAGGATGGTTCAGAACGTTGTAAACCAACATGCATGAGTTGTGGTTATAAAGCGTTACGTGTGAAAGAGGATATACAGACCGAACGGATATATAACGACAGCTTAAAAGCACGAGCGTTGAGTTTTTTTCAAAATGGTTCGGTATTAACAGATAAAACTTTGTTTAAATGCAAAATGGAGAATTATCACGTAGTAGACCAAGAAACGAAAATTGCTTTAGAAAGAGCTAAAAGCTATGTAAATGATGTCCTACTGAATCATCCTGCACATTTCATTCTATCAGGGAAATCAGGAAGCGGAAAAAGCCACTTATCAATGGCCACAGCTTGGGAAATACTTGAGCGCTCAAATTATGACAAGAAAATACTTTTTATAAGCTATCAAGAATTATTAGAGCAAATAAAGTTTTCTTATAACAATGCTGAACTGAGAAAAGAAATTGAAGGATCGCTTATAGCCGATATTAAAACAACTGATTTGGTGGTTTTTGACGATATTGGAGCTGAATTAGGTAGTGGGGTATCAAATAGTAGGCAGTTTACAAACAACACGTTAAACACGCTCTTAGAAGCCAGACAGAACAAGGCAACGATCATCACAACAAACTTATCTGGTCCTGAACTAAGAGAAGCCTACGGTGAAAGAATTGTTTCTAGGATATTTAAGAATTCAGAAGGTTATGCGCTGAAATTCCAACAAACAGCAGACAAGCGCATAAAACCAGTGAAAGGTAGTATCGCATGAATAAATACCGTAATAAAAAAACTGTTCATCGAGGTATCAAGTTCGATTCTATCGCGGAAGCAGAGTATTACGATCTAGCCTTGTGGCAAGCTGAAGCGAACGGCTGGAAAGTAAAACTTCAAGAAAGATTTGAACTGATGCCGAAGTTTGAACTAGATGGAAAGAAGTATCGTAAGATCGAGTATATTCCAGACTTCACATTTTATAAAAACGGCAAACTAGTCAAAGTCGTAGATGTCAAAGGAATGCAGACAAAAGACTTTAAGATCAAGGCAAAATTGTTCTGTCATCAATATCAAGTGCCGTTGATATTAGCTAAAAAATATCGGAATACGTTCAAGGAAGAGCGTTTTTAACGAGGTGGTCCATCATGACAACAGAAGAAGTGATTCAAATGCGAATTCGAAGCATTCAACGTGAGATTGACGATCTGGAACGAACAAAGGCAGTGATGGTCAATGAAACGGCTAGAAAGGCAATCGATTTGCACATAGAGAACTTAAGAAGGGAAATTCGTAGATTGGAGGGGTAAGGGTGGATAAGAAAGCAGCAATGAAACGAATCATCGAACTGACACATTCTGAGAATTGGCAAGAAGACAAAGAAATAGTTGCAGAAGTCCAAAGGATCGGCAAATCAATGTGGACTGAAAAGCCTAAACGGAAAACGCCGAGAAAAATTGCAATTTGGCATGGTGATCGAATTCTAGTAACAGGTACTGCTGAACAGTTATCTGAAATTACTGGACTGAGCAAAAACATTATCTGGGATAGAGCTAGGAGCTTATGGATTGATTCAAAGGGGCGACAGTTTAGGTATGTGGAGGAGAAAAAATGCTAGACATGAGAATCGAAGATTATCGAATTACCAGTGATTCTAGAAACATTGTCTTATCGAAGGTAAGACGAGACGAAGAAGGAAACATCCGCTACACAGAAACAAAAGAAGAATCACGAGCAGATATCGGATACTTTCAAACTGTCTCATCGTGTTTAAAGGCAATACAACGCGATTACGTGTTAAGTGAAGAAAGAACGATAAAAAGTATTATCGAGTACAAAAAAGCGTTAGAAAACATCACTAGACAGTTTGAACAGGCATGTGAGATTGAGGAGGAGAAATAATGGATCTCATTACACAATACAGTGACATCATCCTCAAGAAAATCATGATGAAGATTCAGAAAGACAAAAAATCAAAAGAACGAGCGGAATTAGTTAAGTTGGAAATGGCTGAAACAGGATCAGGAGTTCGAACATCGAGGCATTGGAAAGCAGCAGCAAACATTGAATTTTATTACAACGAAATTCAAAAAGGGTTCGATCAGATGCGTGAGCTGGATCGGCAAACAAATTGGAGCAAGAAACTTCATCAAGATCGTTTCAAATTTGTAGAAAAGTATAGAGAGATACTAGACGAATACATGGAGGGCAGCAAATGATACCCCAAAAAAATGAATTTGACCAATGCGGAATGACTAAAGAAGATTGGCAAGCACTACCAGAGATTTTTAAGTTCCTTAATCGGCAAAGCATCGAAGATTGGTATGGAAATGGTGCTATAAAGCAATTAAATAAGATCGAAAGAAAGTTGATTAAGATTTCTGATAGCCTACACTAACCACGCCAATTATAGTAGGAAAGGATGTTAAATATTTGAATATAAAATGCGAATTATTCAATGACCATTTTCAAAATTATAAACGATACGGGATACCAAAGGCACAGCTAGTCATTGCGGACATTCCGTACAATTTAGGGAAAAATGCTTATGCATCCAGTACTGAATGGTATGTTGACGGCGACAGCAAAAAGGGCGAATCAGATAAAGCAAACAAGGCGTTTTTCGATACCGATGAAAATTTTCGGATCGCTGAGTTCATGCACTTCTGCTCAAAGATGCTAATCAAAGAGCCGAAGGAGAAAGGCAAAGCGCCCTGCATGGTCGTGTTCTGTGCCTTCCAGCAGTTAGAAATGGTGATCGAGTATGGCCGACAGCACGGCTTTAAAGGCCATATCCCGTTAGTCTTTATCAAAAAGACGTCACCACAGGTCCTGAAGGCTAATATGAAGATCGTCGGCGCGACCGAATACGCCTTAGTGCTGTATCGGGACAAGCTGCCAAAATTCAATAATGACGGCCGGATGGTCTTAAACTGGTTCCATTGGGAAACCGATAACAGCTATCCGAAGATCCATCCGACACAGAAGCCAGTGCCGATCTTGAAGCAACTGATCGAGATCTTCACGGATGCCGGCGACGTTGTGATTGATCCGTGTGCTGGGTCTGAATCAACACTAAGAGCGGCTGCCGAACTCAATAGAAATGCATTCGGCTTTGAAATTAAAAAAGATATGTTCCAGAAAGCAAACGACGAAATGCTCTCGAATATTCAGACTGGATTGTTGATTTGAACAGGAGATCAATTAAGTCTGTTCTGATTACACTAACTCAGCCTATCAAATAGAAAAGAGGTATGAAATGAATATGTAGGAGCTATGACGAAAGATTTAGAAGTCATCGGAAATATATACGAGAATAGCGAGCTATTGGAGGAACAGCGATGAATAAACAAATAGACGAACCGCAGAAGCCAGTTGTGCCGAAGTTTGTGGCGGAGTGGTTTGAAGATAATAAACACGCATTGGATATAGCGATTTTTATAGCAATCAGAGGATTAGATGAGGAAGAATGGCCACACAAGACAGATTTTGAGAATTGGTTAGATGTTGCTGAAAACAAACCAATTGAAACCCTCATTCGCATGATAGACGGATACGAGGTTGAGGAATCTAAGTGGGTGGTAAACGAAGGCGATTTAGTCATTCGTAAAGGTGAGCATGAGGCGAAGGTATATTTCGTTGAGAGCGTTGATGATGATGGAATACTTTTGGTGAACGGTATTAAAGATGAATTTTTTACTGATTTGGACGATCGTTCGGTTGACGAAGAATCAATCAACTACTTTTATGAAAATTTTAGATTGTTAGCAAAGAAAGAGAATTTGGAAGCCGAGAAAGTGGAGGTGTGAAATGAATATCACAGAAGAAGCTGAATATTTTATAGAATTACCAGCAAAACAGAATAAACTTTATGTGAATTATGATATCGAAGAGAATATCAGCATTGATGCGATCAGAGTAACTCGTTTTACGGAATCAGAAATCAAAGCAATTGATGAAAGATACTGGCCGTTTGCTGTGCCAGTGGAAGAGGTGGGGGAAGGATGAAATATAGAAAGAAACCAGTAATTATTGAAGCAGTGCAATTTGACCGCTCGAAAGCGGAAGAGGACGTTGCAAAGTACTATCCGATGGTTACGGATTTAGCATCCTTAACTACCGCTTTAGGAGTCGAAGAATGTGAAGGTAGATTTTTCATCTCTACTCTAGAAAGGAGTATGACTGTTAAAGATGGAGACTATATTATTCAAGGTGTGGAAGGCGAATTTTATCCATGCAAGCCAGATATTTTTGAAAAAACATATGAGGAGGCAAGTCAGCAAACGCAGCTAGACGACAACCAGAAAGTCGTGTTGGAGTGGTTGAAACAAACTGCGCCAACAGGAAAGCCAATGCAAGTTGTATTTTGGATGATGAATAATGCAGCATGGGGGCATTTAGATGAATTAAGGGATCCTTTGATGGAATTAACAGACAAACAGCAATTCGAAGTCCTAGCAGCATTCGCTCAATGGGGATTAGAACAAGAGGAAGTAGGATGAAAGCATACACAATCAAGTTTTATGGAAATACAATCTGGGTATACATCCTAAGCGGTCTCAGGCTTGATTTTAGAGGCTATTCAAAAGAAGACCTTTTAGAATCCTTATATGGTTACGGATATTTAAATGAAGATGAACTAATAAGCTTAGAGAAATTTACAAATGCTTGGACGATTGAGGAGGAAACAGAATGAAGATTTATGTAGTAAAGTTCGGGAATAAATTTTATAGAAGTGATGAACGCTCTATAGGGGCTAACACATTATTCATTGTAGACATACTCCAAAGTGCGAGATGGTTTGATAGCCTCGAAGAAGCTAACCAAGTTTCACGACGACTTGGTGGATTAACACAAGTATATGAACTGGTCACTGTCGATCATGAGGAGGAAGCATAATGAAACTAAAAGACGGATTTTACGCTAGTAGTCACGGTATCGGCGGTTTAATGCTAGATATGCCGACAAAGAATCCTAAAACACGTAAGAAACCAAAAGTCAAAGTCGGTGACATGGTCCGCTGTGAAGCAGAAGGGTTCATCTATCCGTTTCGTGGATATGTAGAGCATCTCTATAATCACTCAGCAATCATTCGCATTGAAAATACGATGGAATGCGACAAGTGGTTAGCGAAAGGCAAAGAGAATTTAGCTGTAGCGAGATTAGTTGACATGGAAGTAATCAAGAGCAAATAAAAAAGCCGGATCGCTCCGACTGATGTAATAAATCCGACAAGTTTATTATATCACATAAAGGAGCGGTTTGACTTGATGCAATTGTTACGAGAGGTAGATTTCAAACAGACAAGATGTAATGCGAGAGATGTGCTGAAGAACTTTCGGCGTTTGGAGCGGATGGCAGGTCGCTCCTTGATAGATATTAAGTCGCCGATTATTACGGATATGCCGAAGGCACAGAAGCACGGTAATAAGGCAGAAGACGCGATCATTCAGATGATGGATATAGAAGCGGAGAGAGACGCGATTTTAGCGGCTTTGATGGCTCTTAGTCTGATTAGTCGTCAGATACTCTACTACAGCTTCTGTGACGTAAATAAGCACTCTAATTATGAAATAGGTCAATTGATACGAGGATACGGAGAGAAGAATGTAGAGAAGCTGAAATCTATCGCGCTGATCGAATTTGCAGAAGCATACAAAAAAGGCGTGTTAGTTCAGTATCGTTAATTTTGTAGGGTTTTTGTAGGGATAGTGTAGGGTTTTTGAGCGTTTTAACGTGATATTATGGTAGTGTCGAAAGATTAGTGATAGGTCTGAGACAAAATAAAATGTAAGGGAGGAAATCTCCCTCATCGTTTAATTAAGCTTCGATAGACAGCAACGGAAATATTAAGAATAAGGATGTGAATTTCAACTCCTTCTAAATTATTCTTATTATCTATCATCCGTTGCTGTCTATTGTTTTTTTTAATTATTCACACGATAACTAAAGGTAAGTGAAGAGAAATGATTCCATTAATAATTTCAATTTTTGCGCTCTGTTTTAATGTCTATATGATTGGATTTAAAAATGGGCAAAATAAAAAATAGTAGCAGCCAAGAATAATTTTATAGTGTCACTGTGGCGGAAAGGTAGACGCTTAAAAATAAGGTCAATACGTCGAGGAATAGCCTTAACGTTTTATGATTTGACCATGCAAGGTTCAATTCCTTGCCAGCGACTTGAAACAACGTGCAGGAACGTTGGGCGTGGATGGATTTATTCAGAAACGTTTAAATATCGGGACACAAGCGCCCACAATATCTGGTGCATAACAACTATTGACAGGAAAGTTGTTACTGCAAAGCGACTCAAACGGACTATATCTGACAGAGATGTCCTATCATTGGGTTTAGTGTCAGAGCTGGGAACCTCAACTGATGCACCTGTCAATTAGCAACCGAGGGATGTGGCAGTGGTGAGGTGCAGGAAGTATCAGACTTGTCTGTGTGTAGGTTGCTACTACATATTAGATCACTCATCGAGTGGTCTTTTTATTTTGCGTAAAGGAGGCTGCATAATGAGAAACTACTGGTATATATCGCTAACTAATGAATATCCTCGAACCATTGATGATTGTTCAGTGCGTGTTGTGCGTTCTGTACAAATCAAAGGGAAGTACTCTATTGTTGAAATGGGGAGAGAAGCAACACCAAAAGAGATCGATAAGTACAATCTTCGTTACTGTGGCCATGGATATTTTAGCGAGCAGAACATACAGACAAATATTGAGAGATATTGTTAATAAAATTGAAAGGTGGTGGCTTGAATGTGGTAAATTTGACACCAAAACAAAAAGCTTTTGCGGATGAATATATAAAAAATGGTGGTAATGCTACTCAAGCCGCCATTAAAGCAGGTTATAGCAAACGATCAGCAAGAGTAATAGGTAAGGAAAACCTAACTAAACCTAACATAATACAGTATATTAATGAACGGCTAAATCCTATCGAAAAGAAGCGCAAATTAAGTGCTGAGGACGCTTTAAATGAATTGATAGATATTTGGCAAGGAGAAGTACAAATAAGCGTGAGCAAGCAAATAGACCGCTTGGAGAAAAACAAGGTTATTAAACATATGCAATATGAATATACACCAGATTTAGAAAGCAAATTGAAAGCCTTGGATTTGTATTTGAAGTATAAATCGCTGTTATCACAAACGCAATTAGAAAAAGCTCAAACAGAAATAAAATTAATGCAAGCAAAATTAGAACAATTACAGATAAACTCAGAGCGTTCTACCGAAGAAAAACTTGATGAGTTGTTAGAAAAGATTAGTGGTGAATTAGATGGGACTAGTTGATATTTATAACCCAAAGCAAATCGACGTGTTAAATAAAACCATTAAGAATGATTGGTTTATTACTTTATTACATGGAGCAAAACGTTCTGGGAAAACAAAAATAAACAATGATTTGTTCTTGTTTGAATTGCGACGTGTGCGAAAGATTGCCGATGAAGAAGACATTAAGGAACCAATGTATATCCTAGCAGGAGTTTCAAGTGCAACAATCCAAAAGAACATCTTACAGGAACTATACAACATGTACAGCATAGAACCTAAATTCGATAAACATGGAAACTTTAAGTTATTTGGCGTTAAGGTCGTACAAGCTTATACAGGAAACATTGGCGGTGTTGGTGCAATTCGTGGTATGACAGCATATGGCGCTTATATCAATGAGGCATCGCTAGCTAGACAAGAAGTATTTGCTGAAATCATTTCACGTTGTTCAGGAACAGGAGCGAGAATCCTAGCTGACACAAACCCTGACAACCCGGAACACTGGCTAAAGAAAGAGTATATCGACAATTCAAGCAAAAATATTCAATCGTTCCACTTTGAATTAGATGATAATACATTTTTATCTGAACGATATCGTAACAATATTAAAGAATCAACACCAAGCGGCATGTTTTATGATCGTGATATCAAAGGTTTATGGGTTTCTGCAGAGGGAGTCGTTTACCGTGATTTTGATGCCGGTAAGCACTATATCCAGTCAAAAGACTTACCACCTTTGAGCAACTTTTATTGTGGTGTTGACTGGGGATATGAACACTGGGGTTCAATCGTAGTTATAGGTGAAACGGATGACGGAACAGCTTATTTAATCGAAGAACATGCTACTCAATTTGAAGAGATTGATTATTGGGTAGATGTAGCAAAAGGCATTCAAGAGCGTTACGGCTTACGAGTGCCTTTTTATTGTGACTCTGCGAGACCGGAGCATGTGGCTAGATTTGTAAGAGAAAAGATTAATGCTAAAAATGCTCATAAAGCACGGTTATCTGGAGTTGAGGAAGTCGCCAAGAGATTTAAACAAGATAAATTGTTTATCTGTCAAGATAGAGTGATGAAATTTCGGGATGAAATTTATCAATACATTTGGGACAAGAAAAAAGGCGAGCCAATAAAAGAATATGATGATGTGCTAGACTCCGTTCGATATGCGATATATACTCATGAGCTTCTTAAGAAACCAAAAGTTAATATCAACGAAAAGATTAAACGTGTTAAGCGCATGTTTTAAGGAGTGTGAGAAATGAATAAGGTAAACGAGTTTGAACATGGATCTGATATACATTATTCTAACGACGTGAACACAAATTATGTAAAGTTTAGCGTAGATTCCAATCTTCACTATAGGTTTAGCTCAGCAGAAGATTTACTTAACGATTTAGATACTTTAGCAGCAATGATAAAACATCATCATGAATATCAGGTAAAAAGGCTAAGTGTATTAGATGATTATTACAAAGCTAGAAATACAAATATCATGGATAACCGTAGACGTAGAGAAAAGGAAAAAGCGGATCATCGATCAGCACATAACTTTGGAAAAGTTCTTTGTACGTTTGATGTTGGGTACAACACAGGCAATCCTATAAAAGTGCAAATCGAGGACACAAATCAACAAAAAGAAATCGAAGAGTTTAATACTAATAATGACATAGATGGGTTAAATGCTGAACTCTGGCTTGATATGGATAAGTATGGGAGAGCCTATGAGATTATCTATCGAGATTCAGATGATACAGATTATGTTGATTTAGCTAATGTATTTGAAACGTTTGTTGTATATGATACTACAGTAAAGCGAGAGCCTATTTTGGCTGTACGGTATCCTAAGACAAGATTCAACAAGGATGCTGATAAGCAGTACATTCAACCAATCGTATACACAAAAGAAAAAAGTATCACTTATGATGAGACGACACTAACAGCAATTGAGTTAAAGAATCCTCAAGATGAACCGCATGAATATAAAGAGGTACCTATTACAGAGTATTCTCCTAATCGTTTCCGAATGGGCTTGTATGAAGATGTGCTATCCTTGATTGATCTATATGATGCAGGACAGTCTGATACAGCCAACTATATGACTGATTTAAACGATGCTCTCCTAGTTATTAGTGGCGATATTGAAGCATCAGGACTGTCCACAGAGGACGCCATCAAGCAGAAAGAAGCGAATATGCTTTTGCTTGAGTCTGGAACTGATGTGAACGGTAATAAAACAAGTGTGACTGCAGGATATATTTACAAACAATATGATGTGAACGGTGTAGAAGCATACAAAGACAGAGTACGCAAGGATATCCACGAAATATCCATGGTTCCTGATCTTACTGATGACAATTTTTCCGGAGTGCAATCGGGAGAAGCAATGAAATATAAATTATTTGGATTTGAACAAATGACGGCAACAAAGCAAAGGCTATTCAAAAAAGGCCTTATGCGGCGTTATCGTCTTTTATTTAGCCTAAAATCAAGTATTTCTGAAATGGATAACTCCGATTTGAAAGGCTTACGTGTAATATTTACGCCTAATCTACCTAAAGCCATTCTGGAAGAGTTGAAATCTTTGGTTGATGCTGGAGCTGAACTCAGTCAAGAGACGATCTTAGGACTCGCTTCTTTTGTTCCAGATGTACAGGCAGAGTTGAAACGAGTAAATAAAGAAACGCAAAAGCAGATTGGCATTTTTGATTCAGATGGTGAAGAAGTAATTAACAACAAAAAAGATGAAACAGGGGAGTGATTAAATGAACTCCCAAGAATATTGGATCAAACGGGAAAAAGAATGGCAAAAGCAACAAATTAAAGATGATAAAAAGCGCATGGCAGAAATTAAAAGTCGCATGCAATATGCACAAGATGCGATACAAAAAGAAATAGACGCGCAGTGGGACGGTTTCTCCAATGGTCAGAAAATCACTCGTAGCGAAGCGATGAAGCGTGCTAGTGAAATGGACGTCAAAGCATTCGCTCGCAAAGCAAAGAAGTATGTTAAAGAGAAAGATTTTTCTCCTACAGCAAACCAAGAATTAAAGCTATACAATCTTACGATGCGTGTAAATAGATTAGAGCTCTTAAAAGCTAATATCGGGCTTGAATTGATTTCACTGTTTAATGAATTGGATAAGTACTTTTCGAATGAATTAACAAAAGCTGGTTTAGCTGAATTGAAGAGACAAGCCGGTATTTTAGAAATGACTATTGCTTCAAGTGGATATGCAAAGCTGATAGAACTAGTAATAAATAGCTCCTTTTTGAGTGATGACGTGTCTTTTAGTGATCGCTTATGGATGTATCAATCTGAATTGAAATCAGAATTAGATAGGTTGTTGGTCAGAAGTATAACGATGGGGAAAAATCCCAAGCAACTTGCATCTAAATTGGCAGAATATTTAACAGCTGAAGGACGAGAAAACATTAAGTTCAACACTCAACGTTTGATGGTGACTGAAACGACTAGAGTTCAGGTAGGGATCCAAGAACGAAGTTACAGAGATGCAGGCATTACCCAGTACATCTATATAGCAGAACCAACGGCGTGCAAACTATGTATACCGTTAAATAATCAAGTTTTTGATGTTGCCGATATGCAGCCGGGAAGTAATGCTCCTAATATGCATCCATTTTGTCGATGCAGTACAGCACCTTATATAGATCGAATATCAAGTCGTTAATACAAATTAACGGCTTTTTATTGTGCCTTCTTACAGCTTACAGGCGTTAAAGAGAAAGCTATTTTCGGCTGACCGGCGTAACTGGTCAAATTTATCGGGTAGCGGCGTAACCGTGGAGGATTAATCATGAAAAAACGTTTATTTATGCCAATGAACTTACAATTTTTTTCTGAACCAGGAGATGGTGGATCTGGTGATGAGGGACAACAAGGAAACCTACCAGCTGGCTCACAAGAGACACCGACCGAAGCAAAAGAAGAAAACAATACTGGCAAAACATTTTCTCGTGATGAAGTAGCGAAAATGATTGCTGCTGAGACGAACAAAGCAAAAGCAGCGTGGGAAAAAGAACTAGAAGCAAAAAAAGAAGAAGCTAAAAAGCTGGCAAAAATGAATGCGGAAGAAAAACTACAGCATGAGTTGGAACAAAAAGAAGCTGAAATCGCTGAATTAAAGCGTGGACAGGCACTATCTGAAATGACGAAAGAAGCTTCTAAAATGCTAACAGATGCAAATTTACCACACGATGATGATTTACTTGGTCTGATTGTTTCTGATGATGCAGATACCACAAAACAAGCTGTAGCAGTCATCACTAACTTTGCTTCTTTGATTAAGAGAGAAAACGCAAGACAAACACCACCAAATGAAGGTGGACAATTTACAGCATCGAAAAATACTAAAGAAACAGTGGCTAAACTAGCTGCTAAAAATCGAATTATCAAATAGGAGGAAAACTTAATGAAAAAGAAACAACTTTTACCAATGAACTTGCAAATGTTTGCTCAAACATGGGATCCAGATAATGTTATGGTATATGAAACGAAAGAGGGAAAAATTCCTGATAAATATAATACGCTCATTTTGAGTGAAGTTATGGAAAACTCTAAGATCATGCAGTTAGCAAAATACGAAGAAATGACTGACAAAGAAAAGAAATTTGAATACTTTGCAGAAGGACCAGGCGCATATTGGGTGGGTGAAGGTGAAAAAATTAAAACATCTAAACCTAAATGGATGCAAGCTACGATGACTGCAAAAAAACTCGGTGTCATTCTTCCGGTTTCTCGTGAATATTTAAATTATAAATTATCAGATTTCTTTGCTGAGATGCAGCCAAAAATTGCTGAAGCTTTCTATAAAAAATTTGATGCAGCTGCCTTATTAAATAAAGAAAATCCATTTCCTCAGTCACTAGACGAATCAGTTATTAGTGCGGGGAATGTGGTTGAAGGCGGATTGACTTATGATAATATCCTAGCCTTAGAAGACAAGTTAGCAGAAAATGAATTCGAACCTAATGCGTTTATTTCAAACCGAAAAAATCGTACAGAATTACGTTCTGCAGCTCAAACAGTCGGGTCAAATGTTGAGTTTATTTATGATCGCTCTGCTAATACAATTGACGGATTACCAGTAGTAGACCTTAAGTCTTTAGATAAAGGGACTCTTTACGCTGGAGACTTCAACTACATGTTTTATGGGATCCCATATAATATTTCATTTAAGATTTCTGAAGAAGCTCAATTGTCTACTTTAACTAATGAAGATGGAACCCCAGTTAACTTGTTTGAGCAAGAACTGATTGCTTTGCGTGCAACAATGGATGTTGGATTTATGATTGTAAAAGATGAAGCATTTGGGAAGATTTCCCCAAAAGCGTAACGCCTGCTACCAGTATTGTGCCAAATCAAAAGACATGGACCGGTAAAGTAGGCGATACTAAAACATTTACTATTTCAGCTGTGCCTGCAGATGCTAGCGATGCAGCTGTTGTTGTTGCAGCTACTACAGCAACTTCCAGTGATGGAGCTATCGCAACAGTGACCAAAAATGAAAATGGTGGTTTTGATGGAACGATTGCAGCAGAAGGGTCAGCAACATTCACATTTACTTCTGGAGAATTCACTACTTCAATCAATGTGACAGGTCAACCTGCTAGTTAGGAAGTAAAAATATGATGATTGCAGATGATATTAAAAAACTTCTTAAAGGAACACTAGATGAAAAGCTTGAAGTTATTGAGCGAAGAACGAATGAGCGTATGAAAACCTTGTTAAATACGCAAGAAGTTCCTAAAGAATTTGAAACAGTTGTATATGAAGTATCGTTGAAAAGATTCAATAGAATTGGTCAAGAAGGTATGCAGTCATATTCTCAAGAAGGTTTATCTATGGCTTTTCCTGATTCGGATTTTTCAGAGTATCAAAATGAGATTGACGAATTTAAGCGTAAAGATCAGGAAGAGTTGTACAAGCCAAATCGAGGGAGGTTTAAATTTATATGAGATTTACAGATGAAATTATATTTGTTAAACGTTCATCTGACTCTAAATATGATCCAGATCTCGGTGAGTGGGTTGAAGGCAAACCAGAAAGAACAAGAACAGAGGCAAACGTGACGGATATTGGCACTGATAGAAGTGTGACTATTTTTGGAGATATACGACAAGGGGCAAAGGTTATCAGAACCATGCCTCTTTTTGTTGTTCCAGAGTATGATCGCATTTTATACGAAGGAAAAACGTACAAAGATGTCACCACGAGAACTCCGGCATTAAGAAATAGCATTATCGTCCAGGAGGTGGCTTCAAATGAGTAAGAGAAAGGTTTTTCAAATCAATGGATTATCTGGATTGTCAAAGAAACTCAAAAAAAACGCCACGATGGATGATGTTAAAACTGTTGTAAAAGTAAATACTGCGGAACTCACAGAAGCGATGCAAAGAGAGACGCAAAAGGTACTCACAGGTCACTGGGAAGGCGGCAAGTTCGTCAAACCTACTGGTGCGACTAAGCGAAGCATTACGATGAAGCTCTCTAACAAAGGACTTTCAGGACATACGGGACCAAAAACAGAGTACTCTCCGTATTTAATCAGAGGAACACGATTTATGGCCAAGCGTGATTTTTTCTTACCACCTTTGAGAATTCAGAAGGCGAAATTTAAATCTGATTTAGAACGGTTGGTGGAATAGATGAAGACTAGAGAACAATCAATCTTTGATGAAATGTTTAAACGATCGAATGCATTGGGGTATCAAACCTATGACTACAAACCTGCGAGTGCTACTAGCTACCCGTTTGTTGAATTTGAAGACACTCAAACACTTCATTCCACTAACAAATCTCATGTCTTGGGAAATGTTGTGATTGTAATTTCCGTATGGGGTTTGCATACAAAGCGAAAACAGGTGTCTGAAATGGCGTCTGCTTTGTTTGAGCAAGCGATGCAAGTAAATAAATCTGACGGATATTCATGGATGCTAGACACCAACGCAAGCGACATACAGACAGTAACAGATACAAGCACAAACACACCGCTTAAACGAGCGATTATTGAATTGAATTTTAGATTAATAGGAGGAATTTAAATGGCTGAGGCAAAACAAGGTATTGATTTAATTTTGCTTTATCGAGTTAAAAGTAAAAAAGAACAAGAAGCAGCTTGGAAAATGGCTTTCCAAACCGAACATGAAAATAGCAAAAGCAGAAGCGCAGATAAAACTGCTACAAAAGATGGCGGGATTATCAATTTAGGTGACATCGAGTACACATTGACTGGTACATCGATTGTTGCTAAAGGTGACCCACACATTGATGAAATGGATGATGCGTTCGATGATGGGGAAGTCATTGAAGTTTGGGAGATTGATCGTGCGGAAAAAGGTACGGGTGAAAACGTTGATAAGTATAAAGCGAAATATTCTCAAGCTTATATTACTAATTTTGGTTGGACCCCAGGAGCAGAAGATGGGCTTGAATTATCGCTTGAATTTGGTGTATTCGGGCGTCAACAAAAAGGATTTGCTACATTGACTGAAGATCAAGCAGAAGCAGTGCAATATGCATTTACAGACACAGTAAAAGCAACACCTGAAGGTTAAGCACTCTTTATTGAGTGCTTTTTATTTATAGGAGGATGAATCAATGGAATTAACAATTAACGGAAAAGCTTACTCATTTAAATTTGGCGTCAAATTTGTTCGAGAAGTTGATAAAAGAAAACCTTTCGAACGTGAAGGCATTCAATTCGGACTAGGCTTGGTTGCAAGAGTTTTACCTGAACTGCAAGCAACGAACGTGGCCACATTATCAGACGTTCTCTATATGGCAAATCAGACTGAGAGTCCAAAAATTAAACAGTCAGAATTAGATGATTTCATTGACGATCACGAAGATATTGAAGCTTTGTTTGATGAGGTTATTAAAGAGTTAAGCGAAAGTAATGCGGGAAAGTTAGCGATGCGTCAGATGAACGGAAATCAATCGAAACAGTAAGCTCATCTGAAGTATACGAAACTATACTAATTAATTCGCTTAGGTTTTTAGGGATAAATGATATTCGAGAAATAGAACGAATGACACTTTATGAATACGGGCTTCGAATGACAGCATATCAACTGAAGCGACTTGATGAGCAAGAAGCAATGCATTATCAAGCGTGGCTTAACACTCGTGTTCAAGATAGAAAGAAAGAAGCGGGTAAAGAAGTCCCTATATATAGGACATTCAAAAAATTCTTTGACAAAGAAAAACTCGAAAAAGAGATTCTTGGAATTGAAGCCCAAGAAGTAATACAAACGCCTAAACAAACAAAGCTTTTGAAACTAATGAAGAAAGCTAACTCCTGAGGAAAGGAGGAAAACTATGGAATCATATAGCGTTGAAGCGATTCTTTCTGCTGTCGACAAGAATTTTTCTTCTACCATGAAGAATGCTGATAGTTCGATGAACAACTTAGATAGCAGCACTCAAAAAACGAATACTTCTATCCTCGATATCGCCAAAGGTATCGGGGTTTTTAAATTGATTGATAATGCTATCGGATTAGTTACTAGTTCATTAGGCGGCGCTATCGATCGTTTCGACACATTGAACAAATACCCAGTCGTTATGCAAGCATTGGGCTATTCTACTGATGATGTTGACAAATCAATGAACAAACTGACAGACGGAATAGATGGATTGCCAACTAGTTTAGATGAAATCGTATCTAGCGCTCAACAGCTAGCTATTTCAACGGGTGATTTGCAAAAGGGAACAGATACAGCGATTGCCCTGAATAATGCTTTTTTGGCCAGTGGTGCATCTTCAGCTGACGCAAGCCGAGGAGCGCAACAATACCAACAAATGTTGTCAAAAGGAGAAGTCGATCTTCAGTCTTGGCGTTCTTTGCTTGAGACAATGCCAATTGCAATGGATAAGGTGTCGAAGTCCTTTAGTGATCAAGGAGTTAACTCAGTAAATGAACTTTACGATGCCTTGCAAGATGGAACAATTACATTTGACGACTTCAATAACCGACTTATAAAGTTGAATGATGGTGTTGGCGGATTTGCTGAATTGGCTAAGAAAAACTCAGCCGGAATAAGGACATCATTCTCAAATATAAAAACAGCAGTTGTAAAAGGATTGGCTAATGTCATTACTGCGATTGATGAAGGAATGCAAAATGCTGGACTTGGATCAATTGCTGAAAACTTCGACAAGATTAAAAATGCAGTAAATGTGGCTTTTAAAGCTATTACTGATAGCATTCCACCGGCTATCAGTTTCTTAACTAATTTGTGGGATACTATTAAACCTTTCTTGCCATTGATTATGGCTGTAATAGGATATATAAGCATTTACCAAGGTGTCATGGGTACAGCCAGAAAAGCAGTTGAGTTGTATAACGGCGCTCAGAAAATGATGAACGTCCTAATGAACTTAAACCCAATCGGACTCGCTATAGCGGCGGTTATCGCTCTTGTAGCAGGATTCATTTATCTGTGGAATACAAGCGAAGGCTTTAGAAATTTCTGGATTGGTCTTTGGGAAGGGATTCAAAGCGTTGTTGGCGCTGCTGTTGATTGGATCGTCTCTGCTTGGAACGGAATGACAGAATTCTTTTCGAATGCATGGGATGGTTTAGTAGAAGGCAGTAAACAAGCAGTGGATAGCGTCAAAAAGGGATGGCAGAATACCAAGCAATGGTTTGCAGACCTTTGGCAAGGTATCAAAGATTCGGCTAGTGACATGTGGCAAGGAACGAAGCAAGCATTTAGTGATGGCGTAGATAGTATCGTTTCGGTTTGGGATGGAATCACACAGTGGTTTTCAGACTTATGGAATGGGATTAAATCAACAGTTACTTCTATCGTTAAAGGTATTGCAGATGGAATCATGAGCCGTTTCGGAACTCTTGTGTACGGTGTTCGAAATGCATTTATCCATATGAGCTTTTTCTTGAAAACGCTTTGGACAAATTTAGTGAAGATTGCTGGCCAGATATTTGAAATTATGAAAAACGTTATTCTGGCTCCTGTGCTATTCGTGACTTCTTTAATCTCAGGTGGTTGGGAAGAAGCTAAAAATAACATGATAGGTGTATGGAACAACATCCAAACCGCAGCTATAAACATATGGACGTCTATCAAAGCAATATTTGATAGTTTCTTAACCAACACTCAGATGGCATTCTTGAATATCTGGAATGGTATTAAAGCGGCACTAGCCTATATATGGACAACAATTCAAACGATTGCGATCGATACATTTAACAGTATTGTAGCTTTCTTTGTTGAAACATGGACCAATATCAAACAAGGCACAATTGACGCTTGGAACGCCTTAAAAACATGGTTATCTGAAACATGGGATAGCATGAAACAAGGTGCGATTGACACTTGGAATAGCGTGAAGCAATTCTTCATTGATTTGTGGGAATCTATTAAGACAAACACAATCAATATGTGGAATGCGATCAAAGACGGTGTCACGACTGCTTGGGAAAATACCAAGAACGCTGTCATTAATACAGCGAAGAGCATTGTAGACGGTGCAGCACAAGCTTGGGAAGACATGAAAACCGGCGTTTCAAATGCCGTAGACAGAGTAAAAGAAACCTTTGATACAATCAGACAAATTGACCTGTTGCAAATCGGGAAAGATATCATCGATGGATTAGTAAATGGAATCAGAAGCAAGATTGATGATGTAGTGAATGCAGTCAAAGATGTTGCTGGTTCTATTACTGGAAAAATCAAAGATGTGCTGAATATTCACTCTCCTTCTCGTGTGATGGCTGAATTAGGTATGTTCACTTCGCAAGGTTTAGCAGAAGGTATGTTAGATGGCGCTCGCTATGTTGATCGCGCATCTTCGCAAATTGCAGACCGTGCATCGAATATGGATATTGGCAATCGTATATCGGCAGTCAATAGCCAGATTCAAACGCAAGTCCAACACGAAGTCAGCTACGGAACGAATAGCAAACCAGCTGTATTTAAATTCAACCTTGGAAGACAATCATTTAGATTGTTTGTAGACGATATTTCACAAGCTATGGGCGAAGGCGCAGATATTAATCTGGAATTTTAGGAGGGAATATTTTGGATCAACGAGAAAATAAAATGTACTCATTCAAAGATACAACTATTAATCTCAATAGTTCTGAACGATTCCTTCCAACGTCTGCCATGATGTACGATGGAATGTATTTAGAAGATTTGATTGATGGTTATCAAACACTTACGGTGGAAGGTAGAGAAATGCTTTCTGTAGAAGTTGAACAGCAAGAGATACAAATTGGTTCAATCATTACAAATCAGAAAATACCTTCAAGAACACTAAAAATAACATACAAGTTGGAAGACAGAGATCCAGAAAAACTACAGTTTAAATTCAAAGAGCTGTTGAATTATTTATACCGGAATGAAGACGTGGAAATTAGGTTTCATGATGAATTAGATTTTTATTACTACGGTCGCTATACATCAACTGATACTGTTCCAGGAGACTCCAACTCTATTATTTCAAGTTTTAATGTATTCTGTGCGGACCCACTAAAGTATACAAAAGAATGTGTTAGTGATGGCTATATTGGAAATCCGATACAGTTTCCTATAACACCAAGAAAAATTGAAGTCACTTTATCCATGAATAATTCAATCAAAATTACAAACGGAGAACAAAATATCACGATAACTGATGCGGCAATAAAAACAGGAGACGTGTTGGTTTTTGATTTTTCCGATGAGCAGGTAACTGTAAACGGAGAAGATTGTACTTCTATGATTGATTTAGAAAGTGATTTTGAGAACTTTTATCTTAAGCAAGGTCAGAAGATAACTAGCAATAATGGGAAGCTTAAAATATTCTATAGGGGGGCGACAATTTGAGTGAGACAGTTTATTTCTTTGATCACTTGCAAAAACTTATTAAAAGAAAAAATACAAGAAGTTTGATTGAAGTCTCCCAAGAAAAAGAAATTAGTTCTGATAAGAGCGATCTAATGAAAGATACTCTTTACGTTACGACAAAATATGATAAAGAAATAGAAGATGCAAGATATATGGCGATTCGTGAAAACGAGTCGTCTTTTTCGTTGTATCGAATTACTAAAGTGAGCGACCCATCTGAAACATTAGAGTTTACAGGGTTAGGATTTGCAACGAATGAATTAGATGCTTACATCATCAAAGATATTAGACCGAGTGGGCAGCCCTTAAAAAATGTCCTTGATCGATTGATTGAATTTACTGAAGGAAATTGGCGCGTTGGTCACGTAGAAGCAATGTTACCAGCAGTAACTGCAACTTTTTACTATGTCTCTGTAAAAGAAGCGTTGAAAGAATTGCAAACCTTAGGTATGGAATTTGTCTTTAGGTGTTCTTTGAATTCTGATGGAATAAAGGATAAATGGATCGAAGTATATGAACAAATTGGTGAAGAATCGAATACACGTTTTGTATATGGTAGTAAAGCATTAACAGTTGTAAGAGAGATAGATAGAAGCTCAATCTCAACTTCAATGATAGGTCGTGGGCGAGGCGAAGAGGTTGGTGACGGATACGGTAGAAGAATTGAATTCACTGATGTTGAATGGAAAAAGTCGAATGGTGATCCTTTAGATAAGCCTAAAGGCCAAAATTGGCTTGAAGATCCGGAAGCAACTCAAAAGTATGGGATACCACAAAAAGATGGATCAATGAGAAAACGAGAAACCGTAGTAGTGTTTGATGATATAGATGATCCAACAGAATTACTTAAAAATACTTATTCAACCTTAATCGATTCTGCTAGACCGTTAGTACAATTCAAAGCTGAAGTCACTGGAGGAGATGTGATAGGAAATACAGTGACTATTCACAGATACGATAAAGGTTATCACTATAAAACTCGTATTTATAAAACTACATTCAATCGGCTTACCGGTCAAACGAATATCGAACTAGGGGATAATTTAACACAAGATGTTAGAAAACAAACGGCTTCTATTGTCAATAATATTAATAGTTTAGAATCTAGCAAAATGACATTTTACGAATCAACAGAGATTGGAAAATATCAAGATGACATTATGCGAGGCGCAGGAGATAATGGCGGTTCTATTTATTGGGTAAATGGAATTGAAGCTGGTGTTAGTGATAGTAGAGAAATCTATGAAACTGTTTATATGGATGGACCTAACATTCCTAGATCACGCTTTTTTATGGTCCAAAATAACTCAGGAATATCTTTCAAACAGTGTAAAAAAGGTGAATGGCAAACAATCCAAGATGTACACAATGGCGATAGCACGACCGCGTGGACGTTGGATGGAACTTTCAATGCTAATTTTATTAAAGCAGGAATTCTTTCAGGTATTCTCGTGCAAGGGGTAGCTTTAAAGACATTGGATGATAAAGATTTCCAATTAGTGGCAGAAGGAGGACAACTTTCTTTTGAAAAAAAGGTCATTTCAACTGGGCTTGACGATGTTCACGGAGAATCGCTTGGATCCATCGTAGCGACTTATGGAGGCGGAAAAATAAATGGGTTTGCTGTATGGAAAGAACCAAACTATATTTTTTCCATTAACGCTGGGGACGGCGGCGATCGAGGAAATCCTGTTTTTCAAATTCCAGCAGATGTTACTGCTGATAAGCGTAAATATAATCTTTACGGTGATGGTAAATTTTCAAAAGGGAATATAACCATGGATGGCCGTCTAGATGTCAAAGAATTATATGTGAATGGCGTTAAAATCGATACAAACGGTGGTGGCAATACCGGAGGAAACGATAACGGTTGGAATGGACAATATCCACCAAAAGTAACTACTGATCGGGATAAACGTTATTGGCAGATTTGGGCAATGGCAATAGGTGCTGGCTTTACTAAACAAGCTGCTGCAGCTTTACTTGGCAATGCACAAGGAGAATCAGATGCTAATCCAACCGCCGATGAGGGCAATGGCGCACCAGGATTCGGTTATGGTGTATGGCAATGGACCGATTCTTCTGGCGCAACTAGCGGACGTGTTTACATGATCAATTTAATGACAAAGGCTGGCATCAGTGATGATCCAGACACGATCGCGGCGCAGTTCAAATTGTTGATGTGGCATGCACCAAATGGTCAATGGATCGCAACTAGCGCTTATCCTTACACATGGACACAATTCATGAATCTGACCGATATCAACACAGCAGCACAAGCATTCGTGGCTAACTTTGAACGTCCACGTGATCCACATCCAGAACGGACGACATGGGCACAAGAATGGTATGACAAGTTCAAAGATTTAGAAATTCCTGCATCGAAAGGGTATATAAAACCAATTGCGGATCCAATCACAGTGACGAGCGAATTTGGCTGGCGCACTTCTCCAATTACAGGCGCACAAGAATTTCATAACGGTATTGACCTTGTAAATGGAAATCCTAATACACCTATTTTTGCATCAGCAGATGGCGAAGTGATTGTTGCAGGGGATGCAAACTATTATGACTGGTATGGAAATTGGACAGTAATCAAACACACTGATGGAATGTATACAGGCTATGCTCATCAAAGCCGTGTGGATGTCTCAAAAGGACAAAAAGTAACTGCTGGTCAGCAAATTGGGCTGATGGGAACAACTGGACCATCAACTGGAGAACATCTTCATTTCCAATTTATGGATGAATTTTATCCATCTTCTTCTGGCCATTTTCATAATGCAAGAGACTATATTAATTTCTAAAGGAGGGATAGTCGTGGCAGAAACGCAGCATAAAATGGTCCTATCCACCACCGAACCAAACAACGGAATAAATTTGGTTCGAATTCGGCAAGGGGATGTTTTAACGCAAAAGTTCGTTGTTGAAGTGGTGGAACATGGCAAACTAAAAACATTCGAGGGCCTAGTGCCGTTTTTTATTAATACAACAAAATTTGGCGAAAACCAACCTGTTGAACAAAAAGTACAAGAATACAGTCCAGCGCAAGCAAGGCTTGTTTACACCTTAAGTGAGCCTGACTGGCAATGGGGTGGTGAAAACACCGCACATTTCAGTTTCCGATCACTTAATGGTGATGGAACTTGGAGTGAACAATTTAGCACACAGGATTTTACCTATCGAGTCATTTCTGGAATATCTAGAAGCCAGTTACGTGACTCTGGCTATGTGTGGACCTTTGAGGATTTGCTAAGAAAATTCAAAGATTACATGGATCAGGGCAAAAATGACTGGGAGCAGTGGTTAGAAGATAATCGTGAAATACTGGAAAATATCGATCCAGGTGGTACGATCATTAACATTCTGAATGAAGCTAAAGGCGACTACGAATCATTAGCTGATCGTTTAAACCAAAAATACCAAGTGCCAGTCGGCAGCTCACAGATTAGAGAAACAACACGCTTTTTTGATTACGACACGATGAAATACGTTGACCTAGTGCCGCGCAATTTGAATACGGTTGTCAACAGTGTTAATAACAGTAAATTTAACTTTTCTTTCATTACAGACATTCACGTAGATAATCATAACTTGCGTATAGATGGCGTCGGTTACAAAGATGCTTATTATTTAAGACATTGGCGCGCAATCCCTCAATTTCAAAAATTAGGGAACAAAACAGATGTGATGATTTACGGCGGAGACAATATCGACGGCGGACTTGGCTCGCTCGGTAATGATATAGGCATTATCGACGAATGGAGCGCGCGACATTCTATGTTAAGTACGCTCAAACGCTTTACTAATGCAGCAGTAGCAGGGCAAGAGAAACCGGTTATTATCTGTAAAGGAAACCACGACGCTTGTTTTGATCCTGCGTGGCGCAAACGAAAAGGAATGTTATGCAACGCTGACTTTGAAGAGTATTGGAACGACCTATATGGAGGCGCGTTATTCCCAAATAAAAATGTAGCGATTTACCGTTTTGATACTTGTGATTATTATGAAGGCGGCATAGGCGACAAGTACGCGGACGGTTACAGCGATGAAACACCGGGAGCTTTCAGCGCTAAACAAATCAACACCTTCGGGGAATGGTTGGTAAACGTTCCGAGAAACTATCACGTGGTATTAGTAGGGCATACACCTTTACGTTTAGCTAGTGCTAATGTTCGCAACATCAACATGATTAGCGCGTTGGTAGAAGGTTTTAAATCTGGAAGTCCAGTAACTATTAACTGGGGCGACTTAGGGCAACCAAATGACGGCTTATTCAGTGGAACGAAAACTTTCGCAATGAACACGAAAGGCGCCGGCGTTGTGGTAGGTTATTTCTGCGGACATTGGCATCAACAACTAGAAGACACGTTCGGAACAGTAAAAATGATTTTATGTGACGTTGGTTTTTCTCAAAAGGCTAGTCAAGTGGACACGCCCGATGAATTAGCATTTTACAAAATAGAAGTTGACACAGCAACGAGAAAAGTGACAAGCAAAGGCGTAGGGCGCGCGAGAGACTTCACTTATAACTATTAAGGCGGTGAACAATTAAATGTTAGATTTTCAAAGCAAACCAAATATTTTCGAAGAAATGAGTTATGAAGAGGCTGTAAAATGGTTGTTGCGTCAAGCGGCTATCCATTACGACGGCTCGGATCACGACGCGCACGTCCTAGCTACTGAAAGCAACGCAGGTTTTGCTACACCTGAAACAGTTATGCAGGCACGTGGGCGTTGGTTACGTGATTATAAGTTGCCACAAAAATATCCGAACATTTTAGACATTCCGCCCGGCAAATACGCGACTAAAGCCGGCTGGGGAGCGAACAACCCCGGCGGAATCGAAGATGATAGTTTTGTTGAAATGATGGTATTTGCGGATCACGATTTGAGGAAATTAATCGTTGCTTTTGCTCGTTATAGCGGCGAAATTTACATCAAAATGACACATAACAGCGAACCGACAGAGGGTTATAATTCACTAGGCTGGCGGCGCATTTACACTACTTCTGTTCTTTTTGAGGGAGAATTAAGAAAAGGGCAATCGGTCAATCTACCAGATGATACTTTCCGTTACCAAACACTTCGTATCCACTACACAGACGGCGACGGCGACTTTGTGGAAGAAGTAAAACGTCAAAGATACGCGCGAATTACAAAAGCAAATTTATGGAATGGGGGCGGGGGAGTGACGTTCATCGAATTTGAGCTGACAATCGAAGCGCGCAAGATAACAATATCAAATGGCAGAGCTTTAGATATTTCATCCGGCAATGTTTCCAATCCCGCAATGAGCAACGACGTGAAAATAACTAAGATTGAAGGTGTGAAATAATGGCGCATGTCATTAAAAAAGGCTCTATCAAAGTACCTACACAGCCGAAAGACTACGATTTACAAGCAACGGGCCTTGTGTTTAAATCATACGATAACCAAATAGCGCTAGAGTTTAACGTCGAACAACAAGACGGCAAGCCAGCGGACTTGTTAGGCGCTAACTTGCGTTTATTGATGTTTATCTATGACGAAGTAGATGGAATAATCAAGAAAGAGCCAATCCCTTTCATCACGAAAAACCTCATCACTGAAAGTTTCTTGAATGGGCATGTCGTGTATATCTTGCCGGAAGCAATGAAAGCTTATAACGGCATGGTGGAAGCTTATGTTTACATCGAGTATCCAGACGGATCAACAAGTGATAACTTAGGCTTCACCTTCCGTATGAAGCGTTCAGCAATCGACGGACTAGCACAAGATAAAGCAGACTACTTTATTGCAGACTTTCAACAATTACTTGATGGAGTCAAACAAGAAGCAACAGATGCAGTAAATGAGGCACTAGCAAAAGTTGAAGCTGTTTCTAAAAATGTTAGTTCAGCGCAAAATGATCTAACTATACTTGAAGACCGTATTGATCAAACGAATCAGCAAATCGGCGACCTCGGCAAGCTGAAAAAGATGTACAGTAACAGCATCGACTTCGGGGGCTATGATTATAGTGGGAATCCGAATTTGCTAAGTAAGCTATCATATGACTTGGTGGTAAATCAAAATGTTTCCGCTGGAACACTTTCTGAGGGTGAAAACTCGTTTAAATATACTAAGACATCTACCGAAGTAGACGGTGGAGTGGCTTTATATTATAAACAAAGAGGTATAGCTAACTGGCTACCATCTAATAAAAACCTTGTAATGACCGTTAAACTTAGAGCTGGAGTTGACTATAGTCCAGCTGACGGAAAAAAAATAATGATTAGATATAGGTATGTTGATAATGGAACTAATCAGATGCCGTTAGACTTACACGTTAACAGTGCTTCACTAACTCAGGAGTGGCAAGAGTTTAGTGTTACTGGAACTACTTCAACATTTAGCCCACAAGCAAACGATCCTTGGATACAATTTTATGCTCAGGCGGGGATACTTGGGGAAATAGAAATGAGCTATGACATCAAAATCGAAGAAGGTCCAACAGCCACACCATACCAGCCTAACTTATTGGCAGAACCTTATAACATGTGCCGCGAATATCCTAACGAGAATATTGCCGATCCTACAGTTAAGCTCCCAATCAAAGCTGGCGCCTACACCCTATACCAAGCTGACATGGAAGAAGAATTTGTTTTAGGCCAAACCTATACAATTACCATAAAAGCAACCAAACCATCTACCCAAACGTTCACCGTTTACAACGAGGGTAGTGTAGATTATAAATATGGTAACTTAGTGCCAGTAGAAGGGTTATCTGACACATGGGGTCTAACTTTTACACCTCGGAAAGTTGGAGTTGACTACCCCAAACGGTTAACTATTATCCAGTTTCCCCGATCAACAGTAGGTGCATGCCAAATTGACTGGCTCAAGATCGAAAAAAGCAAAACACGAACACCTAATATTAGTCAGTTTAAATACTTCGGTGAAGGATTGAAAGACAGTAATAATCCGAATGATTACAGTTGGGATGTCACGCCTGAATATACTGAAAAAGGCTTGAATGATGCTGTTAATGTGTATGATCCTCAGAGAGTTGAAGGTTTGAAAAACTTTGCCGATGGTATTCAAATAGCAGGAGATAAAGTGATCAGTGAAAATGATTGCACTGTTTATACATTAACTAAAGACAACAGTCAATCGTTTATCGATGGGTATGCAACATTTATTAAACATGGAAAAGAAGTTATTGTAAATGGTACAGTAAAGTTCAAAAAAGCTTATGCTTTTGGTGTACCACTTGATGATAAAGTCCCAGATGAATTTATTGCAAGAATTGTTCATGGCATGCTTACAGGTCAGTCAGGAACAAATAGTGTATCAAAAGCGATGTACGTGCAAAAAGACTTAGGAAAAATTATGACGAATAGCGAATTTGCCGCAAATGAATGGTTTACATTCCACGGTAATTATTGGGTAGGAGTGAAATAAATGAAAAACATTTGGAAATACGGACGTACTGGTGGAGAGTACGCAGGAAAAGTATTGGACGACATGCTTGTATCCGTTCCTTACACGGATCAGCCACCGCTCGAAGGATTACGTGCTGATGGCGAACCGTTAACGATCGCTGATCAGATGTTTGATCCTAAATTGAACCAATGGATTGTTTTAGCGAACACACTGGATCACAACGATTTAAACAATCTCAAAGCGATGTACGAGGCTCTTGAACATGAAAACGGCAATCTAAAACAGCTCAATGCCAAACTCATGCTAAGCGATGTAGCAATTAAACAGGAAAATACTGCATTGAAAGAAAAAGCGGATAGTTTAGCACAAATCAATTCAAAAATGATACTTGCTTCGTTACAAAATAGCAAAGACATTTCAGAAATTAAAGAGCAACTAAATCCAGCTTCAAAGGGAGGTGAGTAGTATGTTTAGTTTTAGCGATGTGAAAATGATGTATGATTGGGGCTGTTTTACTGACGATCAAGTTCGACTATTCGTTCCACTATGCATTACAGACGAAGAAGCAGATAAAATCATTAATAAAGATAAGAGCGCATCTTAAGTGATGCGTTTTTTTGTTGGAAAGTTGGTGGAACATGAAAGAAGAAGCGCTCCAAGACGTTGTGGAGAGATTAGTAAGAATTGAAACAAAATTAGACAACTACGAATCACTTAGAGAAAAGGCTGATAGTGCAAAAGATTTGGCAGATAAAGCCTATTCAGTAGCACTAAACAATGCAGAAGACATCAAGGAAATGAAGAACAATAATAAATGGGCTTGGGGCTATATGATTGGCTTAGGCATTACAATCATTGGCTATTTCTTGACTAAATTGTAAAGGAAGTGAGAAGAAATGATTTTACCAGATAAGTATTATCAAGTCATTAAATGGACAGTTTTAACAGTTTTACCAGCTACATCTGTTTTAGTAGCCACGTTAGGAAAAGCATATGGATGGAATGGAACAGATATGACAGTGCTCACTATCAATGCAGCAGCAACATTTTTAGGCGTTATCACTGGTGTGTCGGCATATAATTTGAAAAAATAGGAGGAAAAAAATGAAGAAGAAAATTACTATTACTGCGATGAGCCTATTAATGGCTCTTTTTTTATTGCCAATTAATGGGTTTGCCTATACGATCAACGATGAATATAATCTAGCTCCAAATCAAGGGGATTCAAGATTAGCAATCCCCAACAAAATTATTTTACATGAAATTGGGATAGATGCACCTGCAAGAAATGTAGCAGCCAACATGAAAAATAATTATAACGGAAGTGATCCTTATACTACAGATGTTATTGGTGACGGTGGGATTGTTTACCGTGTGGGTGAGCAAGGATATGTTTCGTGGGGTGCTGGTAACGCCAACCCTTATGCGCCTGTACAGATTGAATTACAGCACACATATGATAAAGCATTGTTTGAGAAAAACTATCGAGCTTACATTGAATATACAAGAGATAGTGCAAAAAAATATGGAATTCCATTAACTCTTGATCAAGGAACTTCTTTACTTACAAAAGGAATCGTTTCTCATTTGTGGGTGACAAATTATGTTTGGGGTAATCACACCGATCCATATGGGTACTTATCGCAAATGGGTGTCAGCAAAGAAAAGTTAGCCTATGATTTGGCTTATGGCTTTACGGATGACAACCCAACAACTTCGGACGATAAACCAGTGATTGATCCAACACGAGCTGGTGCAGCTAATCCGACTTTAACAGATGGAACGAATTATGCCCACATTGATCAGTTTGGAGAAATCGAAAACGCAAACTTGCATGTGGCTGGATGGCATATTGCTGACTATAAATACGAGTATATCTTCATTATGGACTATAATACTGGAAAAGAGTTAGCACGAGTAAATGCTAATGGTGTTTCACGCCCAGACGTAAACCAACCCTACGGCACTTATGGTAATGTTGGCTATCATGTTTCTTTCAATATGCGTAATTTTCCTAATAAGAAAGTATACGTTATGATGCGTGCTACAAATGATCCAGAAGGAAACACTAAAGGTGGAGCGCAAGATTTCCATGACAAGCGATGGTACTTGAATATTCCGCAACGATAAAAAAAGCCCCTCGATGAGGGGCGTACATATTATGTAACTTTTCCTAATCAATAAAAAATTCATTAGTGGGTATAGCCATACTAACATTTGAATCTCTTACTTGACCTGTATGGCAGAAACCAAGAGATTCATAAAAACCACGGACATCAGGTTCGCTTTGAACTGTAATCAAACAAGCTCCTATATTACTTAGTAGCGCAGTTTTTATAAATAAAAAGACATAATACATCATCTCTTGACCTAAATGTTGCGCTTGATAAGGTCCGTTAACGGCAAAGTGGTGTATTTGTATACCAGGAATTGATTTACGGTAAACTGGGTTTTTCCAATTAGTTAATACAACTTGTAATTTGGATTTTTTTGTAATCAATACACGATCAGTAGTTAAAGAGAAAAAACCTAGTAAGTAGGTTTCTTTACCTTTTGGGGTTACAAACATTAAATAAGTCTTTGTAATTCCATATTGTAAATCTTCTAGTGCTTCGTTTTTTAAGTAAGAATCAATATGATCTTTTCCAGAAGAAAAAGCCTCTACTAAGGCTCTTTCTTTGTCATTGATATTTGATATTTTTTTAAATTCAACTTTATCATCAAGTAACATATCTGCCTCGTTCTATACCTCGTATTTTACACCATCAACATTTATTGTTTTTATTTTCTTCATGCCAGCTAATGTATTAGCAATTTTTGAGTTTGAAGGAACTTTTTTGTTTTTATATATATCGTCTAGAAATTTGCTACACTCTTTTTCTGAATTGAAAACTAATTCAGTGTTTTTAATAGTGGTAGCCATAAAATCACTCCTCAATATGTTGATTTTTTATGTACATATAGTATACCAACTTAGAATCTTAGAGTAAACATAAATCACTTGACAATTTTAAATATGTTTATTAGCATATTTTGACTTCTAACATGTTGAATATTCTAGTTTTTAATTTGAAACTGTGTAATAATTAATGTGCCATCACAACAAAGAATGAAAACCATTATTATCTAGTCTATGTCCATTCTTTTTGTTTGCAGTAGTTGTGATGGCTTCTCGTATCCTTAGCTCAGTTGGTCAGAGCAGACGGCTCATAACCGTCCGGTCGTAGGCTCGAGTCCTACAGGGTACATTAATGTAGCCATTTGAATCGTTCTGTGTTAGAATTTTTTGAAGAGTATTATACAAGCTAAAGCTTTTCTTCATTGCCACTCAAATGAGTGGCTTTTTTATGTATCCTTTTATGGATTAATGAAAGGATGTTTCACATAGTTATAATTCTGTATATTTGAAAAGTTTTACTTTGATTTTTAAATGGAAAGACATTTGGGTTATATTGTGAGATAATAATAAAGAAGAGTTTAAAGCGTTCCCCAAAAACCACTCCCCCATAAGTGTGTTACGCTTTAAACTCTTTTATATTTGAAGCCATTAAAAAGCATACCATATTTTTGAAAAAAAGTGAGAAAAAAGGCTTATAATTGGAGTGATAGTTAATTAGTGACTTATTTTTGATTTTATAGCACTGATACTATAAAATATAGATATCATCATATTACACAATCTTAATACTAACTTAAAAAATATCTCCTTTCATAAGTATGGTGATAAAATCCGTTCCGGGCTACCTTTTTAGGTAGCCTACTTTAATCTTTATATTTTTCAGGATCAACAAAAGTATACTTTACATAGTCAAATCGTTTATGTTTTGCTCTAACATCTGGAACATTTGTCACTACATCAAATAAAAAATAGGCATCTAGGTTCATTCTGGTTTTTGCTGCCGGAATTTTAAAGTAGTTCTTATTAGAATAGTAGAGATTGATTAATAAGCTATCTTCGATTGCTAAAAAGAAAACTTCTGAATCCCACACCTTATAAAAATCTTTGACAAATCTATTCGAAGGATCAAATTTAAACCATAATTGTGTTTTTCCTTCCATCAACATAATGTTCACCTCAAAAAGAGTATACGAACAAATGTTTGTATTGTAAATAGAAAAAGATGAGCTAAATTAAATGCTCATCTTCTTTGATAGATATTATAAATCTAATAATTCTTGTTTCTTTTTATTAAATTCTTCTTCTGTAATGATTCCATCATCCAATAGTTCTTTATATTTTCTTATTTCTGAAGCTGAGGAAATTGTTGATGTATTGGAATTTGTAGCAGAAATATTTCTTCTTTTTAAATTATAAATAATTTCGTTTAAAGAATCACTTATCCTATCAACAGTATCTTTATCAACTGCAACATTCAATACTTTACCAAGAGTATCAATAGTTAATGTACCCAACAGCATTCCTCTTTTTTTACTAATATTATTTAAATTGTCTAATATAATACTTTGTACATTATTGCCTATCATTTTTTGTTGAGCTACAATTAAACGTTTATTAGTTAATGCGTATGCATAATTATTGTCATGCTTAGTTGATGAGATATAATTATGTAATCCTACAAAGCAGAAGATTACGTATTCGTCACTGTTAAGTTGATCTGATATTAAGTTAAAATGATGAGTTGTCCATTTTTTAGTCATTCCTTTACCGTAGCCGTATTTAAGACAAAATTCTACCATCTCTTCAGTGGTTCTCATTCTATCATTACCTATATCATGATTGTTTTGTGCAGTATGATCAGATATGTTTAATTTTCTTTTTTCTGATGGATCCTTATCTAAATCTTCTAAATTCAAAGATCTTATTATTTTATAAGGAGTAGTCATACCGTAACCAGCTTTTTTCATACAATTGCCGCAAACAATTTGTTTATCTTTGATTTTATATGAAGTTAAGCCAATTTTACCTCCGCACTTTGCGCATTGTTTACTCACATTAGTTCCTCCTAGATATCAGCTTTCTACTACTATTAACATTCTATCAATAGTGACCATACTTTGACCATACTTTTTAGAAAGAATAGAAAATTCCAAGATATTTAATAATAGAAGAAAAGCACTAACATCATGGGTTCAGAAGAATTGAGAGCTTATCAGGAAACAGTATAATTGAAGTGTCTGTTTATCCAGTAGCTCAAGAAGCTTAATTGAATCTTGCGATTAAAGAGGTTGTGACAAGACTTTTGTCACAGCCTCTTCCTACGATTAGTCAAGTAAAAGATGTAATAAAAATAGCTCGTAAACAAAAGCGAAAAAATCAAGGCACACCAAATAAAGCCCCGTTCGTAAAAAATTTTCGATCTGGGCAAAGAAGTGGTATACTGTAAGTGGTTTAGTTAATGGTCCACTGAGACCGCGTACGCATAGTCGTACTCTGTATGTGCCCTAACCATAGCGTGCATACATTTCAGAAGCTTGTTCATACAAGCAACTGTGGCAACCTTATCTTTCTTAGGGATAGGTTGCTTTTTTAATTTGTAGTAATAATCGACAATATGATTAGGAGCTGCGCGTTGCTGGCGAATCAT